TGGGTAATATGTGACACAGGCTCAACGGATAACACGTGCAAGATTATTCAAGATTTTTTTGCAGAGAAGAATATTCCTGGAGAACTTTATATTGATGAATGGAAAGGCTTTGATGTCAATAAATCTCTAATGTTTGAGAGAGCGTACAATTTGACTGATTATGTTTTACATTTAGACGCAGATGATTGGTTGTGTGGTAATTTTGATAAAAATATGTTGAAAAAACAGGATAGTGATGCATTTTTTTTTACATACAAACGAGGAAATTCTGAATGGTTGGCTACTAGTTTATATAATAACAGGTTGAAATGGAAATATGTAGGTGTAGCACATAATATTATTATTTGTTTAGACAATAAAAATGTAAAATATTCATCATGTTTTGTCACAGATAATGTATGGGTTGATGGAAACGAGAGGGGATTCAGATCATTTGATCCACAAAAGTATTTGAAAGATGCTGAAAAATTAGAAAAACAGTTTTTTGATTCACTGTATGAAGATCCGTATGGATTAGTAAACCGTTCTATTTTCTATACAGGACAAAGCTATTTTGACTATAAAGATTATGTAAGTGCATTTAAATGGTATAATTTATACACCAAGTTAAAAAATACCTGGGTAGAAGAGGTTTTTGAAAGTCATTTAAGACTAATGCAATGTAGAATAGCATTGCATCATAATGAAACACAAATAAAAGAACAGTTTGAACTGGCAGTAAATATATTTAACGACAGATCTGAACCTTATATGATTATTGGAAATTATTATTTTCATAAAGGCGACCATCCTGTCGCATATGATTATTTTATCAAAGCAAAAAGTTTTAATTATGACATGGTTAAAAATAAATATTCATTGTTTGTAAATAAATACAGTTATGGAAAATATATCAATGACAACTTGGCGGTATGCTGTTCGTATATAAATAAAAAATATGAAGGGCGTAAACTAATAGAGGAAATTATAAATGATTCTGAGTTTGAAGCCCATAGAGAAAGACTTTTAAAAAATTTAGAATTTATGTAATAAATATATTAATGTAATCAAATGCAATAAGAAAAATAAGGAATTAAATACATAAAATGGTATATATGTATTATGTATTTAATAGTAGGTTGTGGTTTAAGCGGCGTAACAATAGCTGAAAGAATATCAAATGTTTTGAATAAAAAAGTGGTAATTATAGACAAACGTGAACACATCGGAGGAAACTGTTATGACTATATTGATGAGGAAACAGGAATTTTAATGTGTAAATATGGAGCTCATATTTTTAGGACAAATAGTGAAAAAATTTGGAAATATATCAATTCGTTTAGTGAGTGGGTTCGATGGGAACACTGCGTTTTGTCCTGTGTTGAAAATAAGTTTGTACCCGTTCCTGTAAATATTACTACTGTTAATGTGTTATGCAATGAGACAATACAAAATAGTAATGAAATGGATGAATGGTTAAAATTAAATCAAATAAAATATGAAAAAATTACGAATAGCGAAGAAATGTGTAAGTCTCGGGTGGGAAATATTTTATATGACAAAATGTTTTCAAATTATACTTTTAAGCAGTGGAATAAATATCCGCATGAGTTAGACAAGTCTGTGTTAGCAACTATTCCGATAAGAAATTCATTTGACACCAGATATTTTGATCATAAGTATCAAGGTTTACCTAAGGACGGATATACAAAATTTATAAATAACATGTTGAATCATCCAAATATCAGCGTTCATCTTAATTGCGACTATGAGAGTTATAAAAAAAAGAATGATATCTCAATCTTTGATGGAATTATTTTTACTGGACCCATAGATGAATACTTTGGTGATGCAAATTTAGATAAATTAGAATACAGAAGTTTAAATTTTGAAATTAAAAAATTCAAAAATATGAATTACTATCAGCCAACTTCAGTTGTAAATTATCCCGAAGTTAATGTTCCATTCACTAGAATTGTGGAATACAAGCATTTTTTAAATCAACAGTCAAAAGACACTGTCATTGTAGTAGAAACATCATCTGATAAAGGTGACCCATACTATCCTGTTCCAAATTCAAGAAATATAGGCTTATACAGTCAATACAAAGAGCTCGCTGAAAAAGAAGAAGAAAAAAATCGTGTTTATTTCGTAGGAAGATTGGCAAATTATAAATACTTTAACATGGATCAAGCAATATCAAATGCTCTTGAATTCTTTGAAACCAAACTACTTCCATCTAACGACACACCGACACACAGTCAATAACTAACAACCATTTTGAATTACTTTTGCATGATGCGTTGTGTTGACAATGTGTTGAATGAATCTATCAAATGGATATAATGTTTAAACTCTTTAAAATAATCATAATTATTTATGATTTCAATATTATTTTTGTCTATTTCAAATTTTTCCTTTATTTCAAATACTGCGACGCCTCTATAGTTTATATTTGAGTAATAGCTGAAACTAACCTTTTCACTCAAATTTTGAAGAATAAAATAAATTATTTTCCATACATCTCCAGTCCATGCTTCGCCATATTTTAATATACCATTTTCATAGTAATGTTTGATTGGTATTTTTAACTGTTCGTTATAATTGAAAGGCAGTATATCATCTATAAATAGCAGACCATTATCATGTAAATACTTGATTGAGTTATTGACATCATTTAATATATATTCCACTTGATGCATACCATCAATAAATATAACGTCAAATATTTTATTATTATTTTTAAAGTATTCATCAGACGTAGATTTGATAATTTTATCTAAATTAAAATTCATTTTTGGGTCAGGATCAACGCCTAATTTATTTTCAAAATGAACATTATTAAACGTAAATCCATTTTCTACTCCTATTTCCAAATATGATGAATTTTTATTAGTTAAACTATTTATAATTTCAAAACGATTATCGTATTTCGAATTGAAATCTGTAAAATAAATATCAACATCAATGATTTCATAGTTTTGTACAGATTTATACATTAACATAAAATAATTAATCAATGACTGTTTTGATGAACCTATGAGCGAATAACACTTCATTCGTTCAAAACCATAATGGTCAAGTTTTTGCTGTAAGTAACCGAGTGAACTTTTGCTTTCTAAAACTAAAAAATCATTTCTTACATTTTTATACAACTCTTTTATTGTCTCCATATGACGAACTAAACTGTCAATGCCAATGATGCAATATTGATTATCATAGTCGAAATTTATTACTTTATTACAATATTTGTGTTCATAATTGCTGATGTCTCTTTCATAAATTTTTGAACAATTTTCTATATATTTTTCATCCTCATATGCATCTATATCTTTCATTTTTTGATGAATGTCAAATTTTTCATAATAAAATGGACTAATATAATGTGGTCCAATTCTATTTATTTCAGAATTTCTGATTAAAGAAAAATTATTATTATTGTTATTCATATATTGAATATACCCTAACTTATGAATTTTTGCCGTCTTTGTTTCAATACATGTTCTCAGTAAAATTTCATAATCATCACACACCGGTAAGTATTCGCAATAACTTCCTAATCTTAATAAAACATCACGTCTCCAAATTCTTGGATGATTTGGGCAACAAACTAGGTGACTAAGTGTAATATTGTTAATGTTTGGAGTATTATACACTAGTACCCATTTGTTGTTATGTTTTTGTGAATAATAAGAACCATACCCTTTACAAAGAAAATCCCCATAAAAATGAGTACTTCCATCTTCATTTGCAAAAGAACAATCTGTATAAATGAAACCTATTTCATTATCACTTTCAAATAATTTGGCAGAGTCTTCTAGAACCCATGGTAATAGTTCATCGTCATGATCCATCTCTAATAAATACTTTCCGCGACATAATCCGATTGTTTCATTTTTTATGCTACCAATACTGCCATTATTTTTAAATCTTTTGAAAATTCTTATCCTACTATCATCTGAAAAATTTTTCTTTAAAAACTCAAAATTGTCATCACCTACAGAATCGTCGATAATTATCCACTCCCAGTGTTTAAGAGTTTGATTTTTTAAACTAGAATACACTCTTAATATTTTTTCAAAAGAATTGAATGACGGTGTAAACAATGAAAATACAGGTCTAACAAGTTCTCTATCAATTGAAGATATGTAAACATAAAATAAATTTACTGTTCTATTGAATTCTTCAATATTAGTTATTTTATTTGTTTCAACGTGTAAGTGTCTAACTAACATTCTTTTCGGTATTATTTCAGTTACTTTTTCATAGTATTCATCAAAGGTGTCGCCATATGTAACTAATAAATGATAATTTGAATCATACAATTTATTTAACGTTTTATTTGTTCCGGTTATAAAAATGCTACAGTTTAAACGTTCACTATTTTCAAAAAAATAATTATCTATATGAACATACTTATCGAATCTATAAAAAATAATAAATGGATATTTCATATCAAATCATATGAAATAATGAGTTGCAGTATTTATATTATTTTTTATAGTTTATAATAAATATTTTACTATTACCATTAGTTTAGTAAATACCAGAAAATATGAATATGAGAAATAAAATATAATATAATAATAATTTATACTTGGTTTAATACTTGGTTTAATAAATTATTATGGGTGCAGGACAGTCAACGACACTATCGCAAGCGTCAATATGTAAATTTTCAGAAGAACAAATCAGTATATTAGATAACAAAATTCGGGATATAAATGTATTTTTAATACAATTCAGACGGGAAACTTTTGATGATTATAATAAATTTGTTCAGGAACAAGCCTTAAGCAAAACGGAGGTGAAAATGCCACCTTCGCTTAAAAAAATACAGCTTCTTGAGAAAATAGTAAAAATTTTAAACGAATTTAAAACGATACTGAAAATTATAACTGATTTATGTAAAAAATATCAACAAAGAGGATGTGAAGATGTAAATGTAGAAAATGACATTAATACATTTATATTGGAAAATATGTCACAAGCGGAGACACTTTTTAATGAATTTCGTCGTAATATTGAAATTCCCAATGATCGTGATTTGAATGAACCTATTGATATATTGATGAAAATAATAGAAGAGTTTAAAAATGTTGAGGTAATTAAAAGTGAAATGAAAACCATGTGTGCGGAACAAAAAAGAATTGCGGAACAAAAAACAGT